GATGGTGCTGGGTACTTTGCGTGCGGTGGTGAGATTGCCAACCTACAATAATTCAGATGGCGTGAACTTTCTAGTGTGTTAAAGCCCGCCTAAACAGGAAGTATAACTGACACCGAGGGGGTGCGAAGCCCCCATTTATTAACTTATTACTGGGAACAATATGGATCTCATAACAATAGACTTCGAGACGTACTACGATAAGAAGTTTTCATTGAGTAAGATGACAACGGAAGCGTACATACGTGATCCTCAGTTTGAGGTGATCGGCGTAGCAGTTAAAGTAAATAACGGGCCAACTGAGTGGGCGAGTGGAACGCATGGACAGATTCGTGGGTACCTTAAAGAGTTTAATTGGCGAGACGCTATGGTCGTGGCTCATAACACCATGTTTGACGGCGCTATACTATCTTGGTTATTTGGTATTCGTCCTAGGGTGTGGGCTGACACTTTGTGCATTGGTCGTGCTATTCACGGGGTGGAAGCTGGGGGAAGTCTCAAAGCGATGGCCGAACGATACAAGATCGGAGCTAAAGGTACCGAAGTTTTAGACGCGTTGGGTAAACGGAGAAAGGATTTTACCCCCGACGAACTTTCAAAATACGGGGACTATTGCGTTAATGACGTAGAGCTTACTTACACGTTGTTTGGGCTTATGAGTAAAAGGTTTCCTAAACAAGAATTAAAGATCATAGATCTCACCTTGCGTATGTTCATCGAGCCTAGGCTAGATCTGGATTTAGGACTATTGGAAGGTCATTTAGAAGACATAAGAGATATAAAAGATAAACTACTTGAGGACTCGGGCACTGACAGAAAAAGCCTGATGAGTAACCCCAAGTTTGCAGACTTGTTAAAAAGTTTTGGTGTTATCCCCCCTACGAAGATCAGTCCAACCACAGGCAAAGAAACATACGCCTTTGCGAAGTCTGATGAGAAATTCAAAGTCTTAAACGAGCACGAGGATTTTAGGGTTCAAGCAATAGTTGCCGCTAGGTTAGGGTTGAAGAGCACCCTAGAAGAAACGCGAACCCAACGGTTTATTGACATAGCCAAACGTGGGTTACTCCCCGTCCCTGTTAAGTATTACGCGGCACACACTGGACGTTGGGGTGGGGCTGACAAGATCAACCTTCAGAATTTGCCTAGTCGTGGGCCAAACGGTAAAAAATTAAAACGTAGCATCGTTGCCCCTGATGGGTACATGCTGATCGACTGCGACTCAAGCCAGATTGAAGCACGCGTACTGTCATGGTTGGCAGGGCAGGATGACCTAACCCAAGCGTTCCATGTTGGTGATGATGTGTATAAGAAGATGGCGATGTCGATATATGGCGTCAACCGAGCAGAAGATGTGACCAAAGACCAGCGGTTCGTCGGTAAGACCACCATTCTGGGTGCAGGTTACGGTATGGGAGCCGTGCGTTTCAAAGATCAGCTACAAAGTTTAGGACATGAAATAAAATTGGATGAGGCGCGACGTATCATAAACATTTACAGGAACGCGAACTCTGATATAAGTGGGCTTTGGCGTTCAGCGGGTGACATGCTGTTCTACATGGAGCAAGGTACAAGTACAGATTTTGGCAAAGAAGGTGTTATATCTGTGCAAGACAAAGCATTGGAGTTACCTTCTGGATTGTTGATGCGGTATGACGATCTAAAAGGTGAGACCGTAGAGGGTCGCACTGAGTACACCTACAAAACACGGCGGGGACGCACCCGTATCTATGGCGGTAAGGTTGTTGAGAATGTTTGCCAAGCCGTAGCGCGTTGCATTATTGGTGAGCAGATGCTAAAAATTGCTAAAAAATACCGTGTTGTTTTGACAGTGCATGACTCCGTTGTCTGCTGCGTACCTGAAGATGAAGTCGAAGAAGCGCAACGCTATATCGAAGGGTGTATGCGTTGGTTACCCGACTGGGCTGAGGGTCTACCCATCGACTGTGAATCTGGTGTTGCCAAGTCCTACGGAGATTGTGAATGAGCCAAGTTGTTGATTTAGAAGAGTATAGAGAGCAGTTACGTGTACGAGAAGAGCATAGGGAGCCACTAGATAAGGAGGTAGCGGCCTTGGTGGGGATGGCAGAAACAGGTGAAGAGATCGTTTCAGTAGCCGTGTATAAAAAAGACGGTGAAATTAAGACTTTGATCCACCACTTAGATTGCACGAAAGAGCCTCCGGTGCTGGAATCAATCAGTCTGCGTAAGTCAGAACTAGCAGCAGTTATCCACGCGTTGATCGAAATAGATGATTTTCTACCCGAGGAGACATAATGAGCAAAGTACAACCCGCGCCTTGGTCATACAGTAAACTTAAGTCATTCCAACAATGCCCGAAACAGTTTTACCATTTGAAGGTGGCAAAAGACTACAAAGAGCCGCTGACTCAGGCTATATATTACGGTAATGCTTTTCACAAAGCGGCTGAACATTACGTGCAGGATGGTACCCCCCTACCAAAGAAGTTTATGTACGCTAAAAAAGCACTCGACAGCTTGATCGCTAAAGAAGGTGAGAAGCTATGCGAATACCGTATGGGGCTGACAGCTAATTTAGATCCTTGTTCTTTTTCTAGTAAAGATGTGTGGTGGCGGGGTATCGCAGACTTAATCATCATGAACAAAGAAGAACACTCAGCAAAAGTTGTGGACTACAAGACAGGCAAGAGTGCTAAATACGCTGACAAAGGGCAGTTAGATCTGATGGCGTTAGCGATGTTTAAACATTTCCCAGAGTTGAAGAAAATATCTGGAGGGCTGTTGTTCGTAGTGCCGCAAGAACTAATAACTAATAACTATGTTGTCGAAGATCAGACGGAGTTATGGGGTCAGTGGACAGCAGATTTTATGGCGCTTGAAGCCGCATTTGATAATGATGTGTGGAACGCTAACCCCAGCGGGTTATGCCGAGCACACTGCGTGGTGCTTGAATGTCCACATAATGGGAGGAGTTAATGCAAGAATCGTTTTTGGTAGTAGACACAAAAACTGGGTTAGTGGATGGGTACTGGACACATAAAACTGATGCCATAGAAAGTGCTTTGCGCTACCAAGCTAAAGTAGGAAACCCTATGACGGTTGAAGCGGTAACTGATCGTCCGTACCTAGAAAACCACCAAATGATTAAGTACCACCTACCGCAGGAAAATTAAATGCCTTACAAAAATAAGTCAGACAGAAAGAAACAAGTCAACAAACCAGTCGATAGCCCTGAGTTCAAACGTCGTATGGAACGGCAACGTGCCCGACGTGCAATGGATAAGAAAGGTAAAGACGAGAACAACAACGGTAAAGCGGACAAGCGAGAAGGCAAGGACGTTAGCCATAACAAACCACTTGCAAGAGGTGGTAGCAACAAAGATGGTGTGAAGGTAGAAAGTTCTAGCAAGAACCGCAGCCGTAACTTAAAGAAAGCACCAGTTTCGAGGCAGAAGAAGCCTACCAGACGCTGAGTCTGATGCGTCTTTAAACAACGCGGGTTAATAAGTATGACATTCCCGTAAAAATCAGACTAGTTCAAGGGTGCAATTACCCTTCATAGCAGACCTAGCCCCATCTGTGGACGAAGCGGGGCTTTAGGAGTAGATGTGCAGATTGTAGACAACAAAGCTGTGTTATTGCAGTTACGTAATCCCTATCGAGTCACCGATATAATCCCTGACAGCCGTATGATTGATAAACATCGCGTGCTGGTTAAATGGGGGGTAGAAGAAGTACAAGTTCTAAAGAACCTTAACATATCCGTGCCTTCCCCCATTGAAGGTAAGTATAACTGGAAAGGTAAATACACCCCGTTCGACCACCAGAAGACCACGGCATCTTTTCTCACACTAAACAAACGTGCCTTTTGTTTTAACGAACAGGGCACCGGCAAGACTGCCAGTGCGATATGGGCATCTGATTTTTTAATCCAACAAAAGAAGATAAAGCGGGTGCTTGTTATATGTCCGCTGTCTATCATGGACTCCGCATGGCGTGCAGACTTGTTTTCTTTTGCGATGCACAGGCGCGTAGATGTAGCTTACGGTTCTGCTGACAAAAGAAAGAAGATAATAGAAGGCAACGCCGAATACGTAATAATAAATTACGACGGGGTGGAGATTGTATCCCGAGCAGTTGCTGACGGTGGTTTTGATCTCGTCATAGTAGACGAGGCTACCCACTACAAAAACCCACAAACTAAACGGTGGAAGACCTTAAACGCAGTGCTCACCCCCGACAAGTGGTTGTGGATGATGACAGGTACTCCCGCAGCACAGAGTCCGGTTGATGCATACGGCCTTGCCAAGATGGTAAACCCGCAAGGCGTACCTCGGTTTGCAAGTGCGTTTAGGGATCAAGTCATGACTAAAGTGACTAACTTTAAATGGGTTCCTAAAGATACAGCGACGGACACAGTATACCAAGCCCTCCAACCCGCCATACGGTTTACTAAAGAAGAGTGCCTTGATCTACCACCTATGGTCTATACCAAACGCGAAGTGGCCCTTACTCGACAACAGATTAAATATTATAAGTTGTTAAAAAATCAAATGGTTATGGACGCAGGTGGGGAGCAAATAACCGCAGCAAATGCGGCTGTGAACATGAACAAGTTGTTACAGATCTCCTGTGGGGCAGTGTATACGGACAAAAAAGATACTTTAGAGTTCGACATATCACACCGATACAAAGTCCTTAAAGAAGTTATTGATGAGGCAAGTAAAAAAGTATTGGTGTTTGTGCCTTTTAAACATGTAATAGATATCCTCGTTGATAAGCTAGATGCAGAAGGTATAAGCACAGCGATAATCCGAGGGGACGTACCGGCACACCGCCGTACCGAAATATTTAAAGAGTTTCAAACTAAACCTGATCCACGGGTTCTCGTTATCCAACCACAAGCCGCTGCACATGGGGTCACTTTGACTGCTGCGGACACGGTAGTTTGGTGGGGGCCAACCAGTTCGTTAGAAACCTACGCTCAAGCCAACGCACGGGTGCATAGATCGGGGCAAGATCACAAATGTACTGTGGTTCAGATACAAGGATCTGATATAGAAAAACATGTTTATAGATTGTTAGATAGTAAAATTAACATACACACAAAAATAATCGATTTATACAAAGAATTACTTGACTAGCATATACACCACTACTATATTGTACTGCTCGTATGGAAAGGAGCTACGATATGGAGGGTTTGTCACCTGATAAGCTGATAAAGGTTTATCTTAAGATAAAAGAAAGCCGTGACGCGTTAAAAAAGAAATTCGATGAAGACGTTGCTAAGTTTGACGAGCAGTTGAAGACGGTCAAAGAAGCGTTACTTGACCATTGCCGAGAGCACAATGTTGAAAGTGTAAAGACCCCTGAAGGTTTGTTCTACCGTTCAGTTAAACGTAACTACTGGACAGATGATTGGGAAAGCCTGAAAGAGTTTGCCAAAGAAAACGACTGCTTAGATTTCTTCGTTAAGCGATTGAACCAAGAAAACGTCAAGACGTTTTTAGAAGAGAACCCTGATAAGTTGCCCAAAGGGCTTAACGCTAGATCAGAATACACACTAACCGTAAGGAGACCCAAATGAGTTTACCGCCTACCGAATCCCCTTTTGTAGAGCTTAAAGATGTGGCGAAGTACTTCCAAGTGTCGGAATCGACAATCATTTCTTGGAGAAAGCAGAACCGAATACCTCGGCAGCTATACATACACGTAGGTAAAACTTATCGCTACGATCTCGGGGGTATTGTGAAAGTCTTTACCGAAGATCTTGGTGGAATCGTAGAAGAACCTTTCAAGGATACCGCATACGAAGAAGAGTGGCCTGAAGAAGGCACGGCAGAACGTGAGCATTTAAAGGCCAGAATGGCTGATAAATTGTTGGGTGTGTCTGACACCCCTGCTGAAGACGAGGATTTTTAGGGTACTTCTATGACGGATAGTGTTGTACGTATTAGTTTGCGCGATAACAGGTTTAACGGCCTGCCTTTTGATTCATCGCCAACTTCTATAAATGTTGTAATAGTGGGTGTGGCTTCACCGGCTCGTATCTACTACTCGAAAGAGTATAGTGCGGATAGTGTGCGCCCCCCTACTTGTTGGTCATCGAATGCACAGCAACCTGACCTCGAAGTTATAGAAGAAAACCGGCAATCTGGTAGGTGTATGGATTGCCCTCAAAATGTAAGCGGGTCAGGTGGTGGAATGCGTCGCGCTTGCAGCACAGTGCAGAGGGTTGCAGTAGTTCTTGAACAAGATCTAGAAACTGTCTATCAGTTACAGCTTCCCCCCACATCTATCTTCCCCGAGGCAGAGAATGGCAATATGCCTATGCGTGCCTATGGAAGGTTTTTACAGGCGCACGAAACGCCACCTATGGCACTTGTTACGAACGTCCGGTTTGATCCTGACAGTAATCACGCCAAGTTATTCTTTAGGTCAGTCAGACCTCTAGAAGAAGACGAGTTAGAAGCAGTGAGTCACACTATGGAGCATCCCGATGTGGAGATAGCGGTGACAGCAAAATCACTAACTTTTAATGAGCAGCAAGCATCTCCGTTTGATATTGAAGACGGGTTTGAATTTAAAAACAAGTAAGGAGAAGGAAATGACGGTACAGAACGAAACCTATATGGTAAGAGACGCGATTGCGCTATACCCTAGGATAGACAGAACCTACAGGTTCGACAGTGGCGAAGGACGTAGCGTGTCTTGTGCCCCCACTGAAGAGGGCGCTGTGTATGAATTGCAGTTTAAGATCCCTAAAGAAGAAGCACAAAAACTATATAAGTCTATGGTCGCGGCTTACGCAGCAAAGCGTGAGAAGAGCTGGCCTGAGAAGTTAGAGATGCCCTTCACAAAAGATGATGAGGGTCTATACATAGGTAAAGCAAAACTCAAAGGTGCGTACAGTGGGCAGCTCACAGCAAAACCCAAGCAGTACGATGCGAAGAACCAAGAACTACCTGAAGATTTCCAGCTTACTTCTGGCAGCACGGTACACGTTATGCTGTCTATGACCCCATATTTCGTCAAAGGTAACGTGGGAAACGGCGTAGCTTTACGGTTAAGAGCAGTACAAGTTATTAATTACGTAGAGCGTGTAGCGGCGTCCCCCTTTGGGGTAGAAGAAGGTTTTACCTTAGGTGAGGCTAGTCCTTTTGTGGACGAGTCCACACCGGCCCCCGAGGCGACCAAACCAGAAGCTATCAGTGAAGATGACCCGTTCGCAGAGGACGAGTCCGCGCCTATAGAAGAGCCAAAGCTCAAAGTAGTAAAGAAAGAACCTGCTCCAAAAGAAGAAGACGATGCTCTCAAGAGTTTAGTCGATGAATGGGATGACTAGTCCCAATTAATTTGGGTCTTTTCAAGAAGAGACCCATTCTTTTTATAACCACCACGGATAGACTAGTCGAAAAGGGTGTGCGAATACCCCTGCCGTGGTGACTTTTGGAAACAGGCAGCTATGGACACAGGAAAGTTTTTAACAAATGTGCTTGCCGAAGACGGCATATACTGTCTATTCGCTTCTAATAAGAAAAAAGATTCTAGAGTACAACGATTTTATACGTCCCTACAGGAGCTTCAATCCACCGCTCACGACTTAGATGTTGATGGGTACGATGTGTATTACGCGTTAGGCACTTTTAAAACTTCAGACTCCCGAAAAGTAACCAACGTAAAAAACTTCAAGTCTTTTTTTCTAGATTTAGATTGCGGGCCAAGCAAAGATTTTATGACACGCAAGGAAGCCAGCAGTGAACTACGCGCTTTCTGCAAGAAACTATCACTACCAAAACCAACACTTATTAACTCGGGACGTGGTATACACGTTTACTGGGGGTTGACCGAATCCGTACCTTTTGCTGACTGGTTACCAGTAGCAGAACGTCTTAAACAACTGTGCTTAGATAACAAATTTTTAGCCGACCCGTCGGTGACGGCAGACGGTGCTAGGGTGCTACGTGTGCCCAATACACATAACCATAAATCAGATCCACCTAGTCCTGTAGAGTGTTTAATGGAGTCCCCAGCGGTAGACTTCGACGACTTCAACAATCTACTTGGTGGGTCAGCGATACCAGTTCCTAAGAAGTACCCCGATAAATGGGATGCGGTTACTAGCGTGATGGCGGGAAACCGTACGGCTTCCTTCAAGGACATACTAACCAAAAGCGTGGAGTCGAGGGGGTGCGAGCAGATACGTAGGTCTATTAAGGAACCTAACCAAGTCGTAGAGCCAGTGTGGCGCGGGGTTCTATCCATCTTAAAAGCATGTTCCGATGGTTCCCGAGCGAAAGCTCATCGTATATCCAAAGGGTATAGCGAATACTCTGAAGAAGAAACGGATACTAAGTGGGACAATCTTACCCCAGATAAACGGTATACCTGTGCTGAGTTTGAAAAACAAAACCCGAATTGGTGTGAGGGCTGCACGCATAAAGGTGTATTACGTACCCCCCTGCATTTAGGCACTAAAGTTATAGAGGCGCAGAAAGAAGACAATGTTGTTATCATGCCTTCAGCTACTTTCCCTAATGCACCAGCGCAAAAATATGAAATACCGGAATACCCGACTCCGTATTTTCGAGGGGTCAACGGCGGTATATACATAAGAACACGTACGAAAGATGGGGATCTGGACGAAAAACTAATTTACCTTAATGATATGTACGTAGTTAAAAGGATACGTGACTCTGAGATTGGTGAGTCAGTCCTTATGAGACTGCACCTACCAAGAGACGGGGTACGTGAATTTACAGTCCCTTTAACCGCCGTCACTTCTAGAGAAGAATTTAGAAAGCAGCTATCCAAAGAGGGGGTTGCAGAATTAAACATGGAGGATCTAATGAAATATACAACTGGTTGGGTTAATGAGTTGCAGAACACTACTAAGGCCGAAGATGCCCATAGACAATTTGGCTGGACGGATGCCTCTGGTACGTCGTTTATTGTGGGCAATCAGACGATATACAAAGACAGAACTGATTTTAACCCTCCTTCTACCCAGACTATGGGTTTATTCCCAGCGTTTGAGCCAAAGGGTACCTTAGAGGGATGGAAAGAAACTATGGATTTCTACAACCGTGACGGTTTTGAAGTGCACCAATATGTAGTAGGTACCGGTTTTGGTTCTATTCTTATGCACTTCATAGACGATATAGCGTGCTCTGCGTTGCATATTCACAGTAAAGAGTCCGGTGTAGGTAAGACAACAGCGATGGCTGCTGCGGCCTCAGTATGGGGTGACCCTAAAGAGCTTATTATTTTTAAACAAGACACGCTTAACACAAAGATGCACCGTGGCGAAATACTGCATAGTTTGCCGCTTTTCATGGACGAGTTAACTAATACTAGGCCAAGCGAGTTGAGTGATATCTCGTACCAGTTTACTAGCGGTAAGCAGCGGGGGCGTATGATGTCCGGTACAAACCAAGAACGCGCTCGCGGGGACGCATGGAGTTTATTAGCTGTGACGACTGGCAACACTAGCATCATTGAACGTATTCGTATGACCAAGGACAACCCTAACGCGGAAGCCCAACGAATCTTGGAGACACGGGTTGCACGTATGTTTAGTTCTACTGAGGATAAGTCCGAGACCGATAAGTTTAGTCGTGCCATAGGCCGTAACTACGGACATGCTGGCCCTATATTTTTACGTTACGTTATGAACAACCTAGACTCAGTGTTAGAGCTGATTGATAAGGTGCAGTACGCGGTAGATAAGAAAGCACAACTAACTTCTGAGAATCGTTTTTGGTCAGTAGGGGCCACAGTGACGTTGGTTGGGCTAATCCTTGCCCGTAGGATAGGGCTGCTTAATTACGATATACCTAAAGTACAAGAGTGGATAGTAGGGGTTCTAATCGAGAACAAGTTACGAACTGCGGACATGGCTGTGTCTATCGAGCAAACACTCATAGATTATGTGTACGAGCATTACGACAACATATTACGAATAAAAAGCACTAGCGATCTTAGGAAGCAGGATGGCAGCGAGATAGATTCAATCATAATCCCTGAAGCCAACGCACGTAACCAGTTGGTAGCTCGGTATGAGACCGACGTTAAGAAGCTATACATTCTACCTAAACCATTCAGGATATGGTGCACTAAACAGCAGATAAACTATACGGCTCTAGTGTCCGACATGATTGAAAAGATGGGGGCGGTCAAGAAGACGATGCGGTTAGATAAAGGTACAAAGTTAGACCTAGGAGCTACTCCCGTTATCGTCGTGCAGTTCTCACAAGGTATACCGGATGAAACCTCAGATACTACGGACGTATGAACTGTGCCCTGATGGGGTACGCATAAAAGTTAGCTGGGAGAAGTTGGTGGTAAACGCGTCGGTGTTCATACCCTGTGTAAACACAGGCAAAGCTATCCAACAAGTTAAAGAGCTTGCTAAGGATAGGAACTGGGTTATAACGCCAATAGTCAGTATTGAGGCAGGGAAATTAGGAGTTCGTATATGGCGAGATCTGTGATAGATTGGTGCCGACAGCGCGTCCTCCTTCTCGACCATACCTTCGTGCTGTTACCACTGCTTGCTCCAGCAGTACCCCCCCCTCTTCGGAGGGGGTTTTTTAAGGAGACGGTATGGACATAACCAAAGAAGAGTTACTACAGTCGTGGAAGACGTTAGCCAAGATACACATGAGCAATACGTCTCAGATAGACGAACATGACAAACAAATACTTTTAGACATGTTAAATATGTTGGAAAAACTTGAACGCGGCAGAAGTTAACGGGGTCAGAACCGCTCCCAGAAAGTAGAATTTTCGTCGAAATCAGAGTCTAGTTGGCGTATACGTTCTTCGTTTCTTCTAGAGTAAGTAACCCCCGACTGCATCCGTCTAGAGACTTGAAACCTACTACGCACTGACCGTTTTAACGTATCCGAAGATATAGCAGCGGTAGGGTGCCGTTTGTTAAAGGCAAGAATATCTTTCATGACCTTATGTGCTTCACCCACATTTCCTGTACGGACTGCGTAAAAATATCTCCCCGTCAGTTTCTTAGCTTTTGCAGTAAGAGCTTTATCTAACCGTTTTTTGGCAGCGGTTTTTTGTAGTTCGTAAGAGTATCGAGTCGGCATGAAGCCCATAGCTTGGAACCCTATCTCACCCAAGTTTAAGTCGTCTATGATAGTGTCGCCTCGACGAGTTTCTACTCCCCCTGCGGCAGCTATCCTTGCAGATTTGGACACGTTCTTTATCGAGGAAGGGAGCATGGTTTCGACTCCGCGCCATATCTCACCACGGTTTATATCTTGAGCACCGCGTTCCATCTGCAAAGTTACACCCAACACAGGGCCACCGAATAGCTCTGCTAATTTCCATAAAGCAGATTGGTCTTTGTCTATAAAACTTTCCCGCCATATCAGGTCAGATAAGCCGATTCTTGTAGATACGTCTACTCCCAAGAAATTGAATGGGCCTCCGTACAACGGCTCACCTATGGTCTGCCTTACTCTAGTGTCAGCACGCTCCTCTTCATCGTCAAACAAGAACAGGTCTAGGAGCATAGTAACTAACCCATAGGCTGGTAGCCCAGCAGCACCCGACATGGCGAACGCACTAGCAAAGATAGCACCGAATTGCCTTGCTGCCACTCGCTTTAACTTCGCGTTCTCGTCAGAACTGAGACTAGGATCACCAGATATTGCTTCTCTGCCTAGCTGAATAAACAACATGTTCATGGCTAAACCATAACGCTTGAACAAGAAAATAACTTTACCGATGTGCGTTTGCCCCCAACGAGGAGCGGAACCCGTGGCAATACTACTGTTGGTTAGCTCGGTAAGGAAGATTGCGGTATTCGCTGCTTCTGCCTGCACTTCTTCGGAACTTACGTCGCGTCCCGCAGCTTTTAGTTTGGATAGCTCTAAGTTGTAAGCTGCTATAGCAGTTGTTTGCCGTGCCATACGTTCCATGTTGGAGAACATAAAAGAGGAGTACTTGTTTATACTTTGCAACGTTAAAGACCGGGGAATTCGCACGAGTCCTGCAAACTTAGGCGTAGTTTCAGGTGCAGCCTCTAGCTCTAGCAGCTCCTGCGTTTGCGAGCGGAGCGTCATGGCGTTAGCTTCCATGACTTTAACTAAGGTCTTATGATGCCGTATGCCTTTGTTCTGCGGAGCATCGTAGTCAATATTACTGACACAAGGAGGTGCGTCCATTACACCCTTCAGCGTTATTCTTTCGTCACCTTTCGGCCCATACACATCCGCGTTACGGCTCAATCCGCTGTTGGTAAATAGTTTTAAAGCAGTACCAAGTTCTTTGAATGCGGTATCAAATCCGTATTTTCCGCCCAGTATAGGGTATGCAATCAACGGCACAGCAGTGGTCTGAATCGCAGCGGAGGATATGTTAAACCCTAGCGTCCAGTTAAAACCTAACGACGTTAGCCAGTTGGCCCAATTTTCTACGTTAGGATTCTTAATAAAATCGGCTCGTTTATCGAACTCACCTAAGAAAGCATTCGCAGCACTGCCCCCATCTTTTTTAGCTTCTGCTTTTAGCTGCTCCATCAAAGCGTTTACTTGTGGAACATACTCCATTTGTACAAGTTGCCGCGCCATCGCGTTGCCACGTTGCATCAACAAGAAGGCAGGATCATGTTGGGGTATAGACACTCGACCTTCTACCGCCGCTTTCTTCCTACGTGCTTCTTCTCTGGGGGTTAAATCACCTCTAAACCCACGTACTCCTTTACGTGTTGTAAACGCTGTAGCCAAAGAACTCTGTGGTAGGGACTGTACGTACAGTCGTATGAAGTCATTTTGCAGTTCTTCGGCTGCTGCGGGGGATACAAACTTATCTAAATTACCGGATACCGCTTTTACTATATCGTCCACGAACTCTGCGGGTACTGCATTCTTCCAGTTCTTTTTATCGTGACTACTCTCGAACGTCTCAAAACTTTCTTTGGTAGGGTCAGGACTAGGTTCTAAAACCCCTAACTCTTTTAATTCAGCGACCGCTGCGTCACGTTGTTTTTTTGTCTCGAAAGATTCTACGTAACGCTCTCTGTTGCCAAACACTGGATCTTTAGCGTAATAGGCTATCCAGTATTCGCCCTCTCTAGATAAAGGTAGGAAAGGGTCAATGACACCCCCTGCAAAGATTTTATCGTATATGGTTTTTCGTATTATTTTTCTAGAGTTTGGGTCAGATACCGCCGCATTTATCCGACTATCCAACGATGCCATTAACATATCGCGCATAGACTTATAGGTGTTCAGCATGGTTTTGAAGTGCCTCTGCCCTTCACGCCCAGCCTCGTCTTTACCTAATTCGTCCCATAGCTTTTTAGTTTGCTCCCATTGAGCAAACGTTTTCTTTTCCCCGTTCTTTTTGTACTTAGCCGCAGCTTCTACCCTCGACAGTTCGGGGTCTACCTCATACAAGGTAGCCATGCTTTGCATATCTATGAACGTGTTTAATTTTGTAGGGTTATTCTGCATCCACTGAGTTATGGGCTTCGCAGTGTTGTTAACCTTATCTACCATTTTAGCGATAGACCCAGCCATTTCATTGACTAGATCATTAACTTTTGGTGCGGAAGGCAAGAATCGTTTTGCTTCTTGTCCTAGATTAAGTAGCGGTACCACGCCCAGTAGTTCTTTAAGTGCTGCGGGAGTCCCACTAGCGATAGTGTCGGCAATGCGTTTGTTTGTTCTCTTACTTATTTTTTCCCGATCTTTTGGTGGGATCTTCTCGCCAATTCGTTCGACTATAGGTTCTAGCTTATCGTGCGCTGCGGCAACTTCTATTATCCCAGCTTCTCTAGCCTCGGGGGTTGCAGCTATTATGGCAGTTATTAGTTGATCTACTTCTGTTAGCGCAGAGTCTTCGCTTAAAGGCTTGTCCATCATGGACACCTTGGCCCGCATATCTAGCCCTAATTTATTACGCATGAAGTTAATCACGGCGTTGTAGAAACGTTCCCAGAGAGTTACGCCTCTGAGCTTCACCCTGCCAAGTTCCGCTTGGAACGTTGGGTTACTGAAGGCTTCCGCTACAAATTCTTCTAGTGACCCTAGGGCATAGCCGTCACTCATAACATCTTTAACATCATCGTATATCGCCTGTAGCTTTTTGGTTACAGGACTAGATTTATTAGTAAGCACCCCCACAGTGAGCGCGTGCGTTATTTCATGGAGCACTGGATGGGCAGTTACTCCCACGTCGGAGTCTAGCGTTATGGTATTAGTATCTGCGTCATACATACCTGCAACGGGCATACCCTTCGCATCTTTTAAGTTCTTCTTGAACTTAATGTTTATACCCTCAACAGCTTCTTCTAGCTTCACCGCAGCAAATTTGAACGTAGGGTTAAGTGACGTGAGCGTCATAACTCTGAGTGCTTCTCTCAGGTTACCATCTTGTAACGCAGCTAATGCGTCGGGGTGTAGGGCCACATCAAGGTTTGATATTGCATCTGCCCGTAATAGGTTTGAGAACTCTTTCTGAAGTTGGATTAACTCATCCTGTTCGAGTATCTTTTGTTTGATACGCGCTCTTGTTTCGGGGTCTTTACCTCTTCTAGACATAGCAAATGAAAGCAGCCTAATTATTCTCTCGTCAGCCTGCGCGATCAACTGCCTACTTACTGCTTTAGATTTTTTGCTTTCTGCTCCCATAGCACGAGCATCTTCACTAGTAGCCGCTTGCTGTATCTCAGCTTCTTTTCGTTTAAGTTTTTCAGTTGCGGCTGCAATCCGTTCAATTTCCTGTGGGGTTAAATCCAAAGAAGAATCGGCTAACCCTATGTCTTCCGCTTCTTGCCTAGCCACATCAAGAGAAATAGCTTCGTTGACTTCGTTTGTACTAACTCTCCTACTATGGTTATTTAAGACACGTAACAGACTAGCAGCTTCTTTTTGTTCTAGCGCATCTATCTGACGTTGTACCGGTTCGGACAAATTGTTTCTAGCCCACGATAGCGCAAGTTCCGCATTCTTGCTGCCTGTCCCTGTAATAAGTTCATAAGTGTCTGCATCAAGTGCGCTTTCGGCTTCTGGCACACCTTCAACTTCCGACTCTTTTTCTTTTTGATTCCTGTACGCGCTAGGTATACGTTCGTCAGTACTGATTCTAAGGTCAGCAAAAGTGTTGTCATGCACTATGGCTCTTAAAGCACCGCTAATTGTAGGGTATCTGCCAAAGTAGTTAGTGACCGCTGTGTTAACCTCTTTGACTTCTTTTTCAATGTCTTTCGTTGGCAGTTTAGCTTCTACCTCTGTACGTACTTTAGCCCTGTCGATGTTATTAGCCACATCGTCTACACCATCTGACACTGTCTGTGCCATAGCCTTAGTGCCTTCACGCTTGACTCTTTGCGCCCATTGGGTTTTGTAAGACTTAGCGTCTATCGCTGTTGCTGTATCGACCACTTTAGGCTTTCTAGATACAGCTTTTTTCTTTGGGGCTTTCTTTTTAACTAAAGGCTCCGCCTCTTCTACCACAGGGGCAGTAGCTGTTAAAGGCTCCGCCTCTTCTACCACAGAGGCAGTAGCTACGTCACTTACCGGCAAGACAGAGGCACCTACGTCTCTCGATACAGCACTACCGAAATTAACTACTTCAATCTCTTCTTGTGCACCGTCCCCTTGTTGCAACATCTCGGTAACACTTAGTCCTTGGCGAGACGGTGCATCAAGCTGTTGTTCCGCAGCGGTTTTAACAGCAGCCATTTTTTGTTGTTGTTCAGTAGATAGACCCTCTTCGGCTGTCTGCCGTTGGCGTTCCCCCCGAGCCTCTTTGGATGCTTGGACGAGTCTGTCTACTGCGTCCCTATAGAGGGGGGCATACTCAGGTGCATTCCTCTGTATGGCATCGCCGGTTTGTTCTATAGCATCGTTAACAGTGCCGTCACTTTCCACCACATCTTGCACGGCGCGGTTAATCACCGCATCAAAGTCTTCTTGAGACACCGCTTCTGGTCGTTGTATACCCAGAGTAGGGTCAGCGTCTATCACTGCTTCTATGGCGGTTTCAGATAAGCGTCTTTCGTCAGCTACTACAGCAGTCGCTTCTGCCGCTTCGGTTTCAACAGAAGGTCCATCAAGAGCTTCATCAACGACAGCCCCTTCGACAACGCTTTCATCAACACCGGGTGTTTCTTGTGTAGGTGCAGGTTCTATAACTTGTTCTGAAACAATATTTAAATCGCTATCTATGACTTCTATGTCTTCAGGAGTAAATACAGGAGTCAGTGTTTCCGCAGATGGGGTCTCTTCTCCTGCTTCTTTAGCAGCTCTACGTGCTTTAATAACTTCTGCATTGGCACGCGTAGTTTGTATGGTTGTGGTGTTTTCCCCATCGGTAAACGTAAGCTCAACTTCCTCGTCAGGACTAGGCTCCCCAGTTGGGCCTCGCCTTCTACGCCCCGCAAAAAGATCAACTAATCCTTGGAAAATAGCACCTGCACCACCGCCAATCGCAGCTTCTTCAAGTACCCCGCTATCGACTAGCTCGCGCTCGGGGTTGTACCCTTGCTCTGCTAAGTTCTGCAATACGGCTGACGCAGCTTCTTGAGCACCTTCAGCTATGCCGGTTGTGCCTGCGCTAACAACTCGTTGGCCTACACGCTCTAGTAATTTTTCTCCATCGATGGGTGTATCGCCTAACTTCCTAACGATGTTATCTATACCGGCAATTTTCAACAACTTGAGGGCACGGCCTAACGGCAACGCTTCGGCGGCACCCGCAGTGAATACTTCAGGTGAGTCTATGGCTTCTTGACGGAGTGCCTCTGATACACCTGCTTCACGAGCACGTTCACTGGCCTCACCGCGAGCAGCGCCTACACCAAGCGTCCCCCCGACACCCAAAGTAACCATACCTGCGAGGAATGCACTGGGAGCTAAGGCCGCAGCGCCTATAGCGGGGACAGCAAAACCCACAATCGAACCGAGTCCACCGGCTAACTGAGACGATATTGCTTCAGGGTCACCGCCTTCTGGTCTAAGTGCGCTGGCGATACCTTGTATGTCTTCACGCACATCGAGTTCTGCTTCTTCGTCGAGCAGAGTAGCGCCCCCAAGGGCGGTTATTTCGCCTACGTCTACAACACCTCTACCAAAACCAGTCGCTATATTTTCAAAGAACCCTGCGTTTTTCCTACGCGCAGCAGCCTCGGCCTCTTTGTCACGCCTTTCTCTTTCTTCAAGGTACTTTTTGTACTCTTCTTCGGGGGTGGGTCCGGTATCTTCTTCAGGCGTTTCTTCAAGAGCTAATTGATTTTTTACGTACCTAAAGAATTGTTCGTCAGGGGCATCTGCGGGGCCGACCACATCGTAGGTGTTGCCATCAGGGGCACGGACTGTACGAGTCACTGACTCCATGACTTATGTACTTTTTGCCATCGAAAACCCCGAGAAGTCTTCATCAGGGGCGCTTTCCATTTCTTCTATGGCCTTGTTAGCTCGTACGATTTCCTCATACGAAGATAGCTGCGCGATCCTATCTGCCATCATGCGTGCCCTATAAGCATCTATAGTCTCTATACCGAGTCGTTCCATATCCTCTTTTATAATTTTTGCATTCTTAATATCTGCAATAAACTCTTCGACGCTGTTTCTAGCATCTAGCATAGCGTTATCTATGAACGTTTGGCGTTCTGCGATGGCCGCTCTCCGGTCATTTTCTGACAATCGATTAAGCCGCGCCACATTGAACTTGAAGTTTTGTTCGTTACCGGTTCGCGTAATCTCATTACGTTCTTTTTCAACGTCTGCCTGTACTTTAGCGTTGTATTCTGCAATACGAATGTTGTTTTCTCTATTCGCAGCTTCTTGGTCTTCCCTACTCATCGTGCCGTACACACTAGCTCCCGCAGAAATAGCAGAACGTATATCCGCCCTTTGTTCACTTTCACTCTTATCTGCACTAACAAGCAGTCGATCTCGGATGTTATCCCTCGCCTGCAAATCACCCTCTGCGATTGCCTTGTAGTCGTTTAAGAAATCTCTATCTCGCTTAAGTTCAGCAGCCTCAAACTCAGCAAGAGCTTCCGCGCCTCCTTTTGCAGTTGTGTACCCTCTACCGGACATACCCGCAGCGCCAGCAATAAACCGATCAAGTGACGTTTGCGCGTCGGATTTAGTATATTTCTTTTCTAACTCCTTTTGTTTTCTGTAAAGCTCGTCCATACGTGCTTGGTCTTTTTCGCTACGTATATCGTCGTCTTGCATAACGGTTTTTGCACGGGTTAATCCAGTCTGGAAAGCACCTTCTTTGCCCTCCGCACCCAGAGCCGCAATTTTTTTTCTTAGTGCTTTACCCATTTCATCAGTGTCCGTGGGGTCAGCCACAGCAGCTATCCCTGTTTTCTCTGGAGCGGGTTTTGTAGGATCAGCAACTTTAGCAGGGGCAGGGGGAGCTTTAAGTTTGTCAAACTGCTCTTGTTGTTCGGGGGTCATAGCAGCCGTATCTATATCTGCACCCGGAGTTTTTATACCCGCCAAACCTGCTATGCCTTGCTGTTTATCCCCTTCGGTAAACCTAGTTTTTGGTAAACTAATATCTCCTTCTTTTATTTCTACCGGTGCTTTTTTAGCCGGTTCTGGCCCTTTACCAAAAACTAAGTCTTCAAAAGCTGTCATATTAGGTTTTCTAGGGGTACTAAGGCGTTCTCGAATTTCTTCGTCACTTAAATTTCTAGCGCCGTATGTCTTCTTGCGGTATTCGTCTATTTCTTCTTGCGTGGGTATGTAGACACCTTCTGCAAACCCAACAATCCCACCATCATACATACGGTTTAGGTTAGGCGCAGCTTGAGAGCCAACGCCCTGCTGCATAGCACGCTGCATGTTCTTCTGTTGTTGCGCCTGTTTCTGCGCTAATGCACCGCCCGCTTGCTTGATCCTATCCCTTTGCGTAGGGGCTTGTGGAGGCATACCATTGTTAGCAAACTTCTCAGTCTCCGCACGTAACAACTGTTCCGTATCTTGCACTACGGTGCTGGGCTGCTGCTGCATAGAAGCTGTCATTTGACGGTTGGCCTCTTTTAACAATTCTGCAACTTGCGTAGCCGCCATCAGATACTTTAGATCTTGTGTGACTTTATACTGTTCGCCTAGCTTTTGCGCTCCGTTAGGATCAGTCAAATTAGCGTCTACAAGCGGCCCAATATCTCTCATTGGGTTGCTGTTCATAATACCTGTAGACAGGTTTGTATTTGCTGCGTTTGGGATCATGGTGTCGGCTCCTCTTCTGCACTACCACCACCCCAGCCCATCATCTTAAGGAAGTTAGCAAACCCTCCAGACGCATTCATGAGCTGAGATAACTTACTAGGTTCTGCATAGCTATAGGATTGAGTAGCTAACGGTAGACCTTGTAGCAATGACTGTTGGTACTGCACTTGCTTGTACGGGAAATCACGTTCTTCTTCAAACTGAGCAATGTCAGCCATTATTCCTTCTTGTTCAATAGCCCGTTCTTGAGCGCCCATGTTGGCTTGGGCTGCTAAGGCTTGCAATCCGTACTGGTTTGTCATGTTCTGAGCTTGTTGCTGCATACCTTGTTCAGCCATAAACTGCTGCATAGCTTTATCGTATGCGGTCTGATACCCCTGACCAGTAATAGCCGCTAGGTTCTGTCCCAGATTTCGGTTAAGTTCTGACTCCATAATAGCTTGACGAGACCCACCATAAGCACCTGCTTGGGTTAATCGCCCTGCATCAGCAAGTCTAGTTATTTGCGCCTGTCTTCGTGCTTCTTCAATTTGCGGGTCTAACGCAGCTTGAATATACGGGTTCATGTAATCTTGAGCAGCTTGCGCCGTAAACTGTTGTGGTTGGAACGTACCCATTTGTTGTGTAGGCACAGCTAACCCTGCTACACCTTGAAACGCAGCTTGTTGCGCTGTTGACTGCCCTGCACTCAGTGGCCCTGTATAAGCCTGATACCCCTGATTAGCAAGAGCCTGACCCTTGCCAAGCATCTCTGTGACATACGGACCTACGTAATTTGATAACGCAGACTCTGTGCCTGTTTGTTTTCCTACAACGTCCCCATCGGCCATAGTGTTCTACCCCTTTGGCATGAATTGGTTAGGGTTTATCTGTTTACCCTGTTTAGGGTTACCTGTTCTCGCTTTACGCACTCTGTCCATCATACTATACAGGTTCTTGGCTCCAGCGTTTGAATTGCCGTTCCCTAAGTGACTTACTACATCGGCAGGGATGACAAACTCGCCGTCACTTAAACGGGCTTCTTGTTGGTTATCAATACGGGCAGGTACTTTATCTGCCATACCATCTGTAGGACCACCTAAGTAATAACCGTTAGTATTCTGATTATTGTAGCGCCTGTTGTAAGAAGAAGCAGGGCTACCCCCAGCAGAATACCTATTATAGTATTCGTTATATTGTTCAACCTTCGTTTTGGGCATCGTCCCACCAGCAGCTAAAGCAGCTAACCCCCCGTATCGGTATTGAGGTGCGAAATTAGCAAGCCCTCCCTGTGGTGGAGGCATCATAGCGCCGACTTGCGAGGGTGCGGCACCCATTACCGGCATCGGCATCTGTGGTTGAGGTTGCGGAGGGCCACCATACTGACGCATCTGGTTTGCTTTGTTTGCGGCATTCTCTGCTTTTAATCGCATAGCTTGCTGTACGGCGCGTTGCCTTGCAGCCGGTTCTTGCCCTTCTTCTACAAATTCTGTTTCAGAGAAAAAGCGTTGGCCCCCACTTCCGGGGCGTCTGTTAGGGTCATAAGTATCAGTGACCCTTTCTTGCACCGCCGTATACTCAGGAATTTTTCCTTGGTAACCTACTGTTGGTATCTGAGGTTCAAAAAAATCATCTAGTCCCGTGAGTCTTGCCAATCCTGCTGCAACAAGAGACGCTTTACCTGCATTCCCGTCTTTATTTAACCAATCTTCAGCTTCACTGATCCACTCTAGTATGGACATTACTGTTCTCCAAAACTCATTATTTGTGATAGCTCACGAAGGAAATCATAATCTACTTCGCCGCCTGCTGCAAAACCGCCTATCTGCAATGGCCCCTGCATTATACTGTTTTGTGACTGCTGTGGCCTTTGTATTTTTTGTGCTTGTCCGTAAGGAGAAACAAACATACCCGCTTGTTGAGGGGTAGCAAATATATCTTTAAAATCATATACATAGTTTATACGTGCGGGATCTACTTGTCCTACATCTACTCGCCTGCCCTCTAAGTCGTCGGCATCCATCAGCAAATTAAAGAAGTCTCGGGCAGCATCTTGCTTGGCTGCTTGCTGTATTTGAGCCTGAGTTTCCGTGGCAGTCTCGGTTACCATGTCTCTGGTTGTTTGCGCTTCGGTCTCTATTTGTTTCTGAATTGCCGTTTCGATTTCACCAATACGAGTGTTCAGATTCTGCTCTGATGTACCAATGCGGTCTAATAGTTGCTCAGTGGTTAGCCCCATCTTAGTGCTAAGTTCTTGCAGGGCAGCTTGTAACGCGATATCTCGGTCAACTCCTGCGTCTTCATACTCTTGTAAGGTTTTAAACAGCTCTGTTTCTAGTTCGTTAACTTGTTTTTTGGTTGCTAACTTAGATAGATCCGCGTTTAATTTAGCTTGGAACTCTGTAAGTTGTTGGGTTAATTCATCTTTGGTAGTGTTCAGATCGTCCGCTAACTGGTCAATATTTTGGTTAGCGTCAGCAAGGCTTTTCTTTATTGCTTCGTCTCTGGTAAACCCTTGTAATTCGTAAGCATCGATGCGAGCAAGAATATTAGCTTCGACAGCCTCAACTTGTTTCTTAGTCGCTAATTTTTCTATATCTGCGTTTAAATCTAATTGAAATTTAGCCAGAGTCTTTGTAACTTCGTCTCTGGTAGAACCCACTGACGAGGCTAACTCCCCAAGAGCAATATCTATCGCATCGAACCTAGTTTTACCTTCGGCCTCTAGTTCTCCTATTCGTTTTTTAAGCCTAGTTTCTGCGTTTAATACGTCTTGTTTGGTCGCTAACCCTTCAATATCTTTAGCCGTTAGGAAAGACTTTAAGTCATCTTTTGTAGCAAGCCCCGCAATGTCCTCTTTAGTTACAAGATTAACCAGTTGATCTTTTATATCTTGTACGTCTTTTGCGGTTGTCCCTAACTGCGATGCAGTATTATCTACAACTTTCTTTATTGCATTTAGTTGGTCTTGTGTTGGTAGGTTTGCTAGTTCTTTATATATACCGGATGGCCCGGCTTCGCCAGTAATAGGGCTTGTTTGCCCTGCCGGTACGCCTATAGCCCTAGCAAGCGCCTCGTCGCGGGTTACTCCTTCGCTTACTAGACGGTTGACTAATTTTATTACGTTGTTTTGTAGAGCGGTAACTCCCCTGTTGAAGTCTCCAACACGTACGTAATCGTCATCGTCCTGATCTATTGTTATTTCTTCTTCGTCGTCTATGCCAGAGTCAACGTTTCCGTCTTGGCTTCCGTCTTGGCTTCCGTCTTGGCTTTCGTCTTGGCTTTCGTCTTGGCTTTCGTCTTGACTTTCGTCTTGGCTTCCGTCTTGGTCTCCGTCTTCACCACCATCACCAAGCCCCACCGCATTCTTTACGGCATCTTCAATATTGGCTTCCGCGTTGTCACCAATTTCCGCAACTACCTTGTCGATCTGCTCTTGGGTAAGCTCTATCCCCAACGTTAAAGCAGCGGCTACTACCTGTTCTAGGATAGTTGCCCCACTTGTTCCAGCACCCCCAGTACTTGTTCCAGCACCCCCAGTACTTGTTTCAGCAGCTTCGGCATCTTTTTGATTTTGTATAACCGTATCGATATCCGTCCCATCCGCAACTTGTTGTACTAAGTCTGCAATCTCTTCTGGACTAAGATCAGGAAACTCTGCACTTAAAGTAGCGGTGTTTTGGGTATTAGTTTGTCCTGCTATAACGGTATCAAGGTTGCTACCTTCTGCAATCTGATTCATCAGCCCCGCTATAGCTGTCTCGTCTAGTTCAGGGAACAATGCTTCTAGCGTATTTCGGTTTTGAGTGGTAATTTGCCCTGCTATAACGTCGTCTATTAAATCACCATCAGCAATCTGACCCATTAACACGTCAATTTCTTCTGTGCTAAGACCGGGGAACTGGGCTGTTAGTGTAGCCCTATTATTTTTTACCGTTTGTGCAGCATTGATATTGCCAATAGCCGTGGACAAGCTCCCAGCAGCGACAGCTTCGTTTACACGAGCTGTTATTTCTTCTTCTGAAAGATCAATATTGTTATTCTTTATAAACTCACGGATTTTAGTATCGTAGTCTGCTCTAGTTGCAGCGGTGGCGGCTTGGTCTACACTGGCTTTAAATTCAGTTTCTTTGTTACCTAGTATTGTTTCTGCGGATTCACCCTCTGGTACAAGACCAACAAGTTTAAGATCTTCTTCCGTCAAGTCATATCCAGTAGTAGTTGCAATCGCCTGTAGCTCTGCTTCGGTTATCACCAAGTCGTTAAACTCTTCTTTTTTACTAGCTAGTATCGAGGTCGCAGTGCCGTCAGTAACGTTACCAACTAGTTCTATATCCGCCGGTGTTAATTCGTAACCTTCTTCATTAGCAATAGCTTGTAACTCTGCTAACGTAATAGATTGGTCGTTAAATACATTTTCTTGAAGTTCTTTAATTTCTTTTTCAGTTTTACCTTCTGGCACTAGGACTGCTAATGCTTCTGCTTCTCCCGGTGCAAGGGTGTACCCTACTTTTGCTGCTGCATCTTCAATCTCTGCCGCGCTAACCGCTTGCGGGTCAAATGTATCCCGTTGGTTACGTATCGCCTGTTCTTGAGTGAGTCCGTCCTCAATCATACCGGCCAAAGCATCGGCTTCCGCATTAGATAATGTCACGCCTTCTAGAGCAGCAGCATCTTTTATTTCCTGCCTGCTTAACGTAGCTTCATCTATTTCTGTTTCTTTAGTTTCTTCAAAAGTTTCGTCACCTTGCCCAACGTACGCAGCAGCTTCTTTATCAGTGGGGTTCTGTACCCCCTGCGCTTCTAGCTCGGCTTTGGCTTCTTCTAAAGTGATTTGTCGCGGGTCAACATACTCACCGATGGTATTGAGCGTAGCGGTCTCTTCGTTCTTGCCAACATACTCATTTACCTCTTCTTCAGTCGGCGTATAGCCTAATTCTTTGAACTTATTCTCTGTTTCTACACCAGTAGTAAAAGCTGCGTCATTAACGCTGTCTAGTATGTCTGTCTGAGATGCTACGTCAGCTAAACCCAGCCCATTTAGAGCTTCCTCCATGTTTCTGGTTACAGTAGCAAGATCAGTACCCGCATCTAATTCTTCTCGCGCTGTTGTTAATACAGAATTTATTTCTGGGTTTCTTGAAGCGATAACGTTAGCCGCAGCACTATCAATAGCGAAACCAGCCGTCATAGAAACGTCTACAAGGCCACCTAACAGTGTACCCAGAGCCGCCGCTTGTCCTGATTCCCCTGCAACATCGATAGAGTCATCAATTAAAGATAACGCGCTCGTTGTTAAGAAGGTACCAACTAGTTCTTCTGCGCCCTCTATCCCCGCTTCACCCCCCGCAGAGATAGCAGTTTTTATAGCGGGGTGCTCCATGAGAGCACTTAAGGCTTCTCTTATGGCAGGGTTATCTGCTCCGGGGAATAAGTTTTCTACCATTTCATCAAGAGAAAGTCCCGCACCAATTCTGTTGACTATAAATACGCCAGTAACGGTTCTGCCCATTACTTCGTAAGCGTAGTCTTTAGCTTCCTCTTCAGTAAATAATTCCCCTGTTTCAGGGTTAATAGCCTTTATAGCGGTCTCGTACGAACGATCAAAAGACTCCCCCGCCGTAGCGAATACAAGTTCTGCTACATCTCCTAATTCGTCAGGCTGAATACCAGCGTAAGTTTTAAGTTTTTCTTTTAGCCAGTTAGGGCTACCTATAGACCTATCTCCACCTAATATGGCGTCCCTAAATCGTTCATCTGCATCTTTGAATTTAGTACCTTTAGTCGTACCTCCAAACACTCTAGACAGTATTAGTTCATTACCCACTTCTGGCATAACAGAACGCAGTAAAAATTCTACGGGTATACCGTCTTGGAAGATAGCTTTAAAACTATCAAAAAACCCAGAAGCCCTACCTAATCTCGCTTCAACTTCATCCGCTGCATCAGAAAAATCTTGTGTTTCTGTTGAAGCACCTAGGTTTACAAAGGCCGTACCGAAACGGCCTAAAATACTATCTGATGCAGTTTCACCTATAAGACTTATAGCCCCTGCCATTTCTTGGGCAGTCGTACCTGCTGCACGTAATCCAAAAGAAGCCAAGTTCAATATCTTTTTTGCTTTGGTGTCGAGCGTAACCCACCCACCATTTTCATCTCGTGTAGTAGCTATACTGTCCGCAAAGTCATTGAGCTTGTTTATTGCTGCTTCGTAACCTAACCGGCGAAGGTTTTTCATCATCTCGGGTTCAAAAGGGTCTGTTACGGCGACGGCAACATCTACCCCTGCTTTAATGAGCTTTCGTCTGTTTTCCAAAAATTCAGGGGAGTATATGCCGTTTTCATTAATACCCGCTAAAATTGCTGCGTTCTTTCTTTCGGTTGCAATGCGGTCACGTACTTGATCGTCTGTAAGTTTTTCTATCGCTCTTTTAGCAAGTGGACTGCCCGCTTTGCTAAGTAGTTGGTCGCGTGTGTAGTCAATTTCAGGTTGTGTTATGGTGCTAGGATCACCTGCATAAGTAGGAGGGTATTGCCCTTCTGGAATTTCCCCCGCTTGATATAGTTGGTATATGTCCGCAATCTCTGTGTCAGACATAGTTTTATTTGGGTTTAATTCTTGACCCTCCCCACCCCATTCATAGTAGATATGCCGCGCTTGTTCTTGTGTCCATCCTTGGTTAACAAGATCTTGTATGAATCGTCTTTTTTCTTGTAGCTCTTGTCGCGCTCCCGCATTCATGTTGCGTATTTGGTCTAGCGACGTTGGTGTTATTTTTATACCCCCATACGTTATAAACATGTCCATTATAGATTGGACTAGCTCTTCCATTTCGGGGTAAGGCGTATTGTTATCGTCTATTAAACCGAACGCATCGAGATTATCTTTATCCGATTGCGTAAGCTGTTCGTACCAGTATTCGTACGCCGTTTGGTCAAAATCTGCGGTGCCTCCCTCTACTGGGGCTAAACCCATACTAGCTTGACCTTCAGTGTAGTACATGGTCATTATGCGACCTTCCGCTACAGCTACCTGAAAGTCGTAATCTTTTTGTTCTTCCGCATTTAATACACCGTTACCATCTAGGTCAAAGTCCGCAGGGTCTACGAAGTCGCCAACGCTTATACCCGTTGCAGCCATAGTACGCATTATTTCTCGTATCTGTAACGCAGCGTACAATTCCGCTTCACGTTGCGGATCCATCCCTGCTGTAGCATAAGTAGCCGCAATATCATCAGCAGTCGGCCCATAGCCTACAATAGCAGGGTCGGTAGCTTCTGGTGTGTACCCCTCGCCTAGTTGTTGACTAAACTGTGCGGTGTCGATATCACCGTTTATCCAATTATTAAGTAGCTCTAACGTAGGTCGAGCACCGCCAAGGTCATATTTAAACTCGTCTCTAAATTGCTGTACTCGCTCTATTTGTTCCTCTGTACGGCTACCCTTGACTCCAAAGAAAGCTGTAGGGTCTTCCACATCCCACCATGCAGTAGAGTCGTCACCCCACCAATCTGTATAAGCCGTGCTTTCTTCTGTATCAGTGCTAGGGAACCTCCCATAAAAATCTTCTGCTGCTGAACCATCTTCATAGGGGTTTGATGTTTCTGTTTCTATAGCATCAAGTTCTGCTTGCGTAATTTTAGGGAGACCTTCATAGTCAATGCCCCCAGCAGCTTTGTATGCATCGTATTCGCTAGGGCTAAGGTAGCCGTCACCGTCAGCGTCGTAATCTGAGTACAGGACAAATTTGTAGTTGTAGTTAAAGTATTCGCTCATATCAGTCTGCTATTAGCACCCCCTGAAATGATGCGCCGATCTGGTTATTTGTGTTGCTGGTTACAGCACGGCATTCCATGTCTGTCTTTTCAGAAAACGCCAAGGGGAACTCAAAGTCAATCACTAGTTCGTTGCTTTGCAGCACGTTAATAAACTTTGTCCTAAATACGTTTGACCCAAAGTCTCTCGTACCAAACTTAACCGTAGCGTAGTTGTTAGCCTGCGATATAGCAGCGGTGAAGATTAAATCATCGAGATAAAGCGTATACCCAGCAGGGACGGTGTATACCGCCATTTGCGTTTGATTGCCGTCTGTAATACTTGCGTAGATAGTACCTGTTGGAACCCCAGAAGTAA